CACGTCAATAGCAACGCCTACGTGCACACAGACTTTAGGGTTGGTTCAGGGATTGTGATGAATGATAAAGTCGCAACCTTCGGCACCACGAAGACCTTCGTGGTGACTGTTTTGGGAGTCGGTGGTTCAGGTAGATTTCACATCGATACCGTAGATCGACCAGCTCTCACCTTTCATGAACATCAGACTTATGTTTTCGATCAATCTGATAGTAGCAATGCTGGTCACCAAATAGCGTTCTCGGAGGCTGCCAACGGTGTAACATCTTACACCAATGGAATTTCAAGTGTGGGAACACCTGGTCAGGCAGGTGCAAAAACAACATTGGTGGTCGCCGTGGGTGCCCCATCCCTCTACTACTATTGCACGGCACACCCAACAACTATGGGAAGTAGTTCAGCATCCACAGTTTCCACAGATGCCGAAGTCATCGTATCAGGACGTTTTGAGGCTGACTTCCTCCACGGTGACGGGAGTAACATCGAAAATATCACCAGTTCTCAATGGACCACAGTGAACGCTAATGAACTCTATTACGATCTAGGAAATGTCGGTATTGGGGTTGTGGATCCACAATACACCCTAGATGTTGCGGGGGACATTAATATTACAACGGGGTCAACTTTAAGAATTAATGGGACACCAGCAGTTTTCAGTAATTGGGACGTAAGTGGGAATGACATTTCTAGGTCCTCGGGGAACGTCGGTATTTCAAACATTAACCCCAATCACACACTAAGTGTGGGCTCAAACCTCTACGTGGATGACACTGGGTCGAATGTCCTAGTCGTGAATGGCAACGTCGCTGCCAACCAAATAACTTTGGGGGGGTTCGAGATCAGTGCCTCCTACGGTCTAGACCATGTCGTCAACGAAAGCAATACCACCACTAGAACTGTGCACCTTTCCAATGTGACAACAGGTCTAATCACGACAGCTAACGTTCTCGTGGGGGGTGAACTTACTGTCACAGGGAACGTTTTAGTCTCTGATGACTTGACTGTTACGGGGAACGTTTCAGTCTCTGATGACTTGACTGTTACAGGGGGTGTTACTTCTACGACTTCACTCATGAGCAATGTAGTCACGATCGGAACTACTAAGACATTTGTGGTCAAGGTTGGTAGCAACGGTAAGTATGAGATCGATGGTGTAGATCGTCCCACTTTACAATTACATCAACACCAAACGTATATTTTCGACCTATCTAGTTCGACACTATCGGGTCACCCTTTTATATTTTCAGAAACCGCTAGTGGGTCTTCATATGATACGGGTATAACAACTACGGGTGCGTATGGAAGCACTGAAAAGAGAACGTTTGTAGTCCCAGCAGGTGCCCCAACGACACTTTACTATTACTGTACACAACACCCCAGTATGGGAGATACGATGAGTATCTCATCAACGGCTGAACTGATGGTTTCAGGTCGGGTTGAGTCAACAGACCTTGTGGTCACCGGGACAGGGGGTAGCACGCTAGGCAGTGGCACTACAGCGCAGAGACCAGCGAACCCTACCCTGGGTACGATCCGGTATAACTCCACAACTGGGTTCATGGAAGCGTACACGGCATCGGGGTGGGCCCCCATCGCCCAACCACCCACGATCACAGGTATTTCGCCGTTAACCACACTTACTAGTGGGGGGGCGTTGGTTGGGTGGGTGGGTACCGACACCGGTCCGCATACGGCTGGCGGCACGCGGATTGTGGCAGATGACGGAGCGAATGGTGACCTCTACGGTTACAGAGTCGCCATCTCTGGGGACGGGACGAAGGTTGTCGTGGGGTCGCATGCGGAGGAGGCGTCGACTGGTAGTGGTCACCGCGGTGCCGCCTACATATACACCCTCAGTGATGGGTCTTGGTCCCAAACAGCGAAGCTTCTGGCATCGGACCAGTCAGGTACGAACGCGAGCTTCGGTGTAAGTCAGGCTATGAACTCGGACGGGACGAAGGTTATCATCGGGGCACAGGCTCAAGGTGGTTGGGGTGCCGCCTACATATACACCTACAGTAGTGGGTCGTGGTCTCAAGAAGGTTCGACGCTTCTGGCATCAGATAAGCAGGCGGATGACCAGTTCGGTCAGAGCGTCTCCATGAACTCGGACGGAACGAGGGTTATCGTGGGGGCGTTCTGGGAGGCCGAGGGTGGTTCCACAGCCGGTGCCGCCTATGTCTTCGCCTACAATGGAACGTCGTGGGCTCAAGAAGATAAGCTTGTGGCATCGGATGCACAGTCGGGTGACTGGTTCGGTGAGGCCGTCTCCATGAGCTCGGACGGGACGAGGGTTGTAGTTGGGGCACGTTTGGAGGCGTCGTCAAAAGGTGCCGCCTATGTCTTCAACTTCAGTAGTGGGTCGTGGGATACGGGTACGAAGATTCCTGTTCCTTCGGACATAGTGGCGGGGGACTACCTTGGTCAGACCGTCTCCATATCCGGGGACGGAACGAAGGTTCTCATCGGGGCACCTGCGGATCATTCGAGCTCCGCCGACAGCGGTTCCGTCTATGTCTTCACCTACAATGGATCGTCGTGGGTTCAAGAAGTGAAGCTGACGGCAGCCACCCCTGGTGCAAACGCCCAATTCGGAATGGGTAGCGTGTCCATGAACTCGGACGGGACGAAGATTATCGTGGGTGAGTACCAGGACTATGGTTCGAGGGGTGCCGCCCATATCTTCACCTACAGTAGTGGGTCGTGGGATTCGGGTTTGAAGATTGTGCCAACCTCGAGAACGTCAAGTGGACTTTTCGGCGCCGGTGCTGCCATGAGCTCGGACGGGACGAGGGTTATCGTGGGGGAACACGAAAACGCCGTCGGCAAAGGGGCCGCCTATATCTTTGACTACCAGGCGAACCAGGTCTACGATTCAGCAACCCAGGTATTCACGGCTACCGGTACGGGTATTGTTAGTGGATCGACGGTACAATTGGAAGGTGCCGATGGAAGTTTGTACAGTGTTGTCGATGCGACCCCACCGAATGCCGCCGGGACCCAGGTGACTTTCAAGATGGGGAGTGAGGCGGTTGAGTTTCCACCTAGTGCGATGAGCACAAATACTTCGATCACGGGGTACACAGCGAGTGCCTCATACAACTCGTCGACCGCGTGGAAGGCCTTTGATGACACAACGAACTATTGGAATACCACCACTGGCTCCGCCACCACCGGCTATTTCCAAAACGCGTTACCCCTTTTAGCGGGAATTAACTCCGCAGCAACTCAAGATATAAGTGGAACAACACATCGTGGGCATTGGTTACAATTACAAATACCCAACCCAGTTGTACTATCTCGTGCTGTAATAGGCGCGGGTGGAACCGGAGCGGCCTATCAAATTGGCCAATTTGTTATACTAGGGAGTAACGACAATATAAATTGGACGGCACTTCATGCCGGAGATAATACCAGCGCGGCATCCACGAGTGCGCCGTACTCTCTGTCCTTAAATGTCACAACACTATCCGCTGGGTCGACAGAAGCATTCTCTTATTTCAGGGTAGTAATAAAGTCAAAAGGCACGCCGTATAACTTTGATATTCAACTCCAAAATATACAATTTTTTGGTGGATCAGGATCATGGGTTCTCGCGAATCAACCCTATAAAGTTAGGATTAATAGTACATCGGGTCTGACCGGGACCAGTACTGCCGCGATTGGGTTTGCGGTTGGGTGGACCACCGCGGCTGGGGCGGACCTGAGTTTCGATATTAACTCGTCCACGACTCGGACACTCGTAGGTACAGACGGTGGTGGTGGTACCAATAGGACATTCTCTATATCACCCCTGTCTGCTGTTCAGGCCTTACCAGCTAAGGTGGGTGGAGGCACCCTCGTCCTTACCGGGAGTACGGGTGATATAATAGGTCAAATTGCGGCAGATCAAGAGAATGTTACGACGACTGTAACATTCCGATTGACCGATAACGGTAGTGGACAGTTCACAGATAGAGATATCGATATCAAGGGGGTTTCAGCACTCTACTCCTTTAGCTCTTTCACGTTCACGAACGCTTTCATCGATGTGTACCAGCCCGGATCGTACGGGCATACTGGACCTACACTCTCCCAGTTAACGGCTGCGTATTCACCTACATGGACGGGTTATACCAGTAATTTGAATGTGACCTCCACAGGAATACAGGAATGGACTGTTCCTATTACAGGGTCGTATCAGATTGCAGCATATGGAGCTGGTGTGCGTGATATGAATGATGGGGGGTACGGTGCTCGAATTACGGGTACGTGTACTCTCATTAAGAATGAGATCATTCGTATACTAGTTGGTCAGACGCCAAACACCGTTTCGTATTCTTCCTGGCACGGTGCTGCTGGTGGGACATTTGTCGTGAGGACTCCATATAATACCGATGCATCTATCATCGTCATCGCAGGTGGAGGTGCAGGTGGTCACAACGGCGCCAACAGCAGCCACGGTAACGCTAGTTTAACTACAACTGGTCAAACTGGAGACGACAACATCGTCGGTGGTCAAAATGGTCTTGGTGGGTCGTCTGGATACGCTGGAAATGGTGGTGCAGGTTTCCACGGTAATGCGGTAATGAACGGTAATGCAATCTCGGCATCATACGCGTACGGAGCCAAAGCGTTCGTCAACGGAGGGCAGGGCGGCGGCCACGACGCTGTTGGCAACACGCACCAGGGTGGGTTCGGAGGAGGGGGGAGGCACGGGTCTAGTCATGGTGGTGGTGGCGGTGGTTACTCCGGTGGGGGTGGTAGTATCGGCGCCCCCCATCTTGGGGGGGGTGGGGGGTCATACAAGGCTTCATTCTTCACGGTCACGAGTGAAGATAATACTGTTCACGACGGCCCCGGTTCAGTTACGATTACAAAACTTTAAATATCATGTATATAGTATATGTCTGAATTATCCACTGACGGAACTCCTCTACCCACACCAGAGGAAATTGCGGCCGAAAAAATCATAGAACAACGTAGGATCGATGCGATGACCAAACTCCGTTCAGAACGGGACGCATTGTTCCCCTCAACGGATAAATACGTGATGTGGGATTACCCTATAAACGATGAACTCCGTAAAAAATGGAAACGGTACCGCCAACACCTCCGTGACCTCCCGCGTATGTCTTCACCGGATCTAGATGAAGATGGAAACCTCACGGGTGTTGAGTGGCCCCCAATTCCATCTGCCTAACCTTTTCCTCCCAAGTGCAACGACTTGATTAAGAGTACATAAATCTAAGTTCTCATTATTTTAAAATTATACAGACCAGGTAGTGTCTTCGGTATAACATTAAAAGAAATACTAATACGTTTATCGGCATTATTTGAATGATATGAATGTGTAATATGTGATTGCCATAATAGTAACTGCCCTTCACACTGCTTAA